GAGAGGAAGGACGCCACTAGGCGTTGGGCTAAGGCTAGGGCGAGTCACATCCAATACGAGAAAAAGCAAAGTTCGTAGCTAGAACCCTTTTTTTAATCTCTCCATAATACTAAGGTACGGAGTTTAATAATGGCTAAAATAATTGAGCGTGAGGATGAGCAAGCGTCTACGGAAGACGTATTTGCTGAACAAGAACAACCAGAAGTGGAAGAACAGGTAACTCCTAGCGAACCTGAGATTCCTGACAAATACCAAAACAAGTCTGCACAGGAACTTGTACAGATGCACCAAGAAGCTGAGAAGCTATTGGGGCGTCAAAGTTCTGAGGTAGGCGAACTGCGTAAGGTTGTCGATAACTACATCCAAGCACAACTCACCCCGGCACCACAACAAGAAGAACAAGTCGAAGAAGTAGACTTTTTTACTGATCCTGAGAAGGCAGTAGCACAGGCTATCCAGAATCATCCTAAGATTAAGGAAGCTGAATCAGTAAGTCAACAGTACAAGATGCAAACTGCATTGTCTGCACTGAAGACTAACCACCCTGACATGGAGAGTATCTTAAAAGATACAAAGTTTGCAGAGTGGATTCAAGCATCTAAAATCAGGACGAAGCTGTTTGTAGCGGCAGACAAGCAGTACGACTACGAAGCTGCTGATGAGCTTTTCAATCTTTGGAAAGAACGTCAACAGATGATTGGTCAGGCTGCAAACGCTGAAAAGCAAAGTCGCAAGCAAGCAGTTAAAAACGCTAGTACAGGCAACGCCAGTGGTAGCTCTGAATCAAGCCCTAAGAAGATCTATAGACGCGCAGACATTATTAAACTTATGAAAGAAGATCCTCATAGGTATGCTGCTCTACAAGACGAAATAATGAGAGCGTATGCTGAAAAGAGGGTCAAATGATATATCTTAGGAGATATTAAATGACTGATTCTACATATCCCGCTACTGGGGGGTTTGTTGACAATACTAGTGCAGCAACCTTTATCCCAGAAATTTGGAGTGATGAGATCATCGCTTCATACCAAAAGAACCTTGTTTTAGCCAATCTTGTAAAGAAGATGTCAATGGCTGGCAAGAAAGGCGATACTATCCATGTACCTAAGCCTGTACGTGGCGATGCACACGCTAAAGCAGAGAACACTGCTGTAACTGTGCAGAACGCTACTGAAAGCGAAGTGCAAGTATCCATCAACAAGCACTTTGAATACTCACGCTTGATTGAGGATATTACGGATGTACAAGCCCTGTCTTCTTTGCGTCAGTTCTATACTGAAGATGCTGGTTATGCACTGGCTAAGCAAGTTGACACCGACCTACACTCTCTGGCTACTGGCTTGGGTGCGTCTGGTACAACGTCTACGACCTACCTGAACAACGGTGGTACTTTCTTCGTAGACGCTTCTAACGGCCTCTCTACTTACACTGCTGACACTGTTGTTTCTGCTGACGTATTTACTGACGCAGGCTTCCGTGGCATCATTCAAAAGCTAGACGATGCTGACGTTCCTATGGACGGACGTAGCTTCATTATCCCACCTGTTGTCCGCAACACTATCATGGGTATTGACCGCTATGTTAGCTCTGACTTCGTAAACAACGGTCAGGTTACAAACGGCCAAATTGGTCAACTGTACGGTATTGACGTTTACGTTAGCACTAACTGCCCAACTGTTGAAGCTTCTGGTGATAACTCAGCTAGCACAGTAGACTCTTTGGGCGCACTGTTGCTCCACACTGATGCTATCGTCATGGCAGAGCAAATGGGTGTACGTTCACAGACTCAGTACAAGCAAGAGTTTCTCTCTAACTTGTTCACTTCAGACACACTGTACGGAGTAGCTGTACTTCGTCCTGCGTCTGGCCTGACTCTGGTCGTTCCTGCTAGCTAATAGCAATTGAGCATGGGGCTGCTTCGGTGGCCCCTAGCTTTCTTTTTAAGGTGAGTATATGTGGCAATCTTTGATTGGGCCTATAGCTGGTTTAGCAGGTACTTTCCTTAAAAACAAAGCTGCTGAAAAGCAAGCTGTCCATGACTCCAAGATGCGCCGTATTGATGCGGACGCTGATTGGGAAACTCAACAAGCCGCAGCATCTCAGTCCTCTTGGAAGGACGAGTGGTTTGCTATTATCCTAAGTTTACCGTTGATAGGTGCGTTTATACCGTCAATGGTTCCATACGTTGAGCAGGGGTTCACTGTCTTGTCTACAATGCCGGACTACTACAAAGCATTCCTTGGTGGCGCTATAGCTGCCAGCTTTGGTATTAAAACCTTGTCTAACTGGGGTGGCAAATAATGGCTGAAGTAAGTTTTGCTCCAGACACAGATTTATTTGAAGGAGGCTTTGAAGCACCTACTCAGGAAGAAATTTTAGCACGCCTAAATGACCCTAACTTTAGTGCAACTGTTCTTGAAAATTTTGTAATACCTTCTGACCAATACACTGAAGCAGCAGGTGGTTTTTCACCATCTAATTTAGTAGTTCCTGTTAGCCAAGAATACTTAAATTCATGGACAGCGGCTAACCAAGTTACTGACGGAAACAACGGCACACCGCTATCTAATGCACAGCTACAGCAGATTAAAACCTTTTCTGCTTTACAGCCTAAGTACGTGCCTATAGTTCCCGGTGAAGAAGATAGATACAACAAGCGTATGGAGCAAGCACAGCAGACTCCCGGCGCTATTTACTCTAACTTTGAAGCATACTCTCTTGCAATGCAAGACCACAATGCTGCAGTTAAACAGTACATTGAACAGGAAGGTATACCTACTTCTACAGTAGTGGACGGTAAAACTTTATACTTAAACTTAGGCACTACTCCTGCTTACTATCAAGAACAAGCAGACGGTGGGCAGTTAAAGAATATATGGCATCCCGGACAACGGTCTGGAGAAGGTAACACTTTCTACACTCAAACAGGAGAAGTGGGTACTTACGGTACTTTTGCTAGAGACGCCTACGGGACAGAAAAGAACCCTCCACTAAAAGATGCAGCACCGTTTATAGCAGCTGCTTTAGTAGCTACTGGTGCAGTTGTTGCTGTAAAAGCAGCCGCTGCTGCATCAGGAACATCAACAGGTTTTGTAACATTTACACCAGCTACTGCCGTAGCGGAAACTGGAGGTTCTTCTGTAATAAGCTCTTTAACAGGGGCATTAAACGCAGGCAAGACTGCTGCTGAGACAGTTCTTAGTAACTTTGTTGCTTCCGTTACAGGAGCAAGTGCAACTACAGCCGCTGGCGCTCCTATAGTAACTTTAGGTAAAATTGCTACAGGTGGAACATTAGCTTCTGGTGTAGGTGCAGTTGTGGAAGGATTATCCACAACAGGCGGACTACCGGGAGGAATTACATACAACGGCCCCGGCGCTGGCCCTGATGGTGGTTTTAACCCTAATGTAATCTATAATCTTACTGCAAACGCAGACGCTGACAAAGAAGAAGACACTAGCGAAGAAGACAATACAGCCGTAGCTTCTGCTGTGACTGCCGCAGTAGATGCTTTAACTACACCTGACCAATATGAAACTGTTATAGAAGCAGATAAGTCAATTGCTGACGCTGTAGCAGAAGCTAAACAAATTGCAGACGATTTTGTTGCTTTTGCAGAAAAAGCAAATGCGGAAGTAGACAGTGCAGAGTCGTATGCTAACTTTGCGCGTAGTCGTTACGGCACACGTAGTTTTGTTTATAGGAACGCAAAGAAAAGAGCAGATGCTGCTAAGCTAGACGCACAGAATAAAATAAATCAAGAAAGAACAAAAGCTAGTGTAGCACAAGCTAAAGTAGAAGACGCTAGAAAAGCAGCAGCAGGCGCTCTTAGAGATGCTGAAGACGCTTACAAAGTAGAACGTGTTAATGCTACTAGAGCCGCTGAAGCAAGAGTCCGCAAAGAAATAGCAAAAGCCAAAGAGCAACGACGCATAGAACGCACCACAGACACAGATGGTGACGGTATATACGATGTTGTAGACTTGTTTCCTAATGACGCTAATGAGTGGCAAGACACTGATGGCGATGGTGTGGGCGATAACGCTCAGCAAAAAATTATTAATGATTTGTTAGATGAATCTAAAACAAAAACTATAGACACTAATTTAGAAACAAACACAAAAATAAATGATGTAGTGGATGCCGCAAGTGCTGCAGTTACTGCTGATAAAATTGAAGCTGCTAAGGATGCTGCTGCTTCTGAGAAAGTTGTTACTCCAGAAGAAGAACTAGAAGAAGCAATAGCGGCAGTAACGGGCACTGCTACAGACACTACTGCTACAGACACCGACGATACAGATACTACTACAGATACAGAAGAATTTTCTGCAGGAGAAGTACAAGAGGCTAAAGACGAAGCAGATCAAATAATAACGGACGCAGCTGAAGCCGCCGCTGAAGAAACAGAAGCACCTTCCTATACAGAAGTAGAAGCTCCCCCATCAGAAACTGTAACACCTCCGGCAGCTGATCCTACAGAAATAATATCTGAAGTTGATATAGAGTATAAAGATCCTTTTGAACCTGAAGTACCGCCTCCAGAACTTCCAGAAAAACCTGTAGAAACAGAAGTAACAGAAACTACGACAGAAAGCAGTGCTGGCGGAAGCGTTGAAGGTAGTGCTAATGAAGGCGCTGATGCTGATGAAGGAGCCGGGGAAGAAGCTAGCGCGGAGGAAGGTGGAAACGAAAATGAAGTTGATGACGCAGGAGAAGAAACAGGTTCTACAGATATTATAGCTGCTCAATTAAAAGAAGCTATTGATTTAGAAACAGATCCTGATCTTAAAGCTGCTTTACAAGGAGAGTTAGATAAATGGCTTTCAGGTGGCCCTGCAGTATATCAAACTCTACCTCAAGGGCCGCCTGCTCCAGACGTATTTGATTCAGATTTTAACGCTCTTGATGCTATTTCTTGGGTTGCTAACTTAACAGATTATTTTAAGCAAGCCCCTACATCAAGCACTGCTGAAATAATTGATGCAGGAACAGTAACTCCAGTAACTGCAGTAACTCCAGTAACTCCAGTAGCTGAAGTAACTCCAGTAACTCCTGTAACTCCTGTAACTCCAATAACTCCAGTAACTTCAGATACAGAAGGCACTGACAGCGGCGGTGGCAGTAGTAGCAGTAATGATAGCGACGGCAGCGCTGGCGGAGATAGTAGCGATGGCGGGGATAGTAGTGATGGTGGAGAAGGCGGCGATGGTAGCGATGATGATGGTGGTGATGGGAGTGGCGACGGTACAGGCACAGGATCAGGCGTAGGCGCTGGAGCAGGATTAGCGGTGGGTTTAGCAGCAGGAATGTTAAGACCACAAGGAGTTACTAAAACTTTATTTGAAGACTACATGTTCAAACCTACATACCAAGCACCTCAACCAGTACAAAGAGCAACTATGTACCAAACACCAGAGTTTGCACCCAGTTTATTTAGGAACATAATAGGATGAGTACACAATACTTAACATTAGTGAACAGCGTACTTAGACGCTTACGTGAAGATGAAGTGTCGGCAGTAGCTAACACAGCGTACTCTAAGATGGTAGGTGACTTTGTAAACGATGCAAAGACACAGGTAGAAAACGCACATGATTGGTCTGCACTTAGGACTACAGTAGTTGTCACAACATCGTCTGGAACTTCAGAATATAGCTTGACAAACGCTGGAGAACGTGTTAAAATATACAGTGTCATTAACGACACCTCTAATTTCTTTGTTACCTATCAAACACCAACATGGGTAAATAATGCAGTATACAACGCTGGGTCTACTAGCGGTGCACCGTCATACTTTACTTACTCAGGTGTAGACGGTTCACAAGATACACAAGTTACATTATATCCTACACCAGACGGTACATACTCTTTACGTTTTGACTTAATAGCGAGGGAAAGCGCACTAAGCAATGACACAGATACGACTGCAGTGCCTTCTAATCCTATCGTTCACCTTGCAGTTGCTTTACTGGCAAGAGAGCGCGGAGAGACAGGCGGCACGACTGCACAAGATTACTTCCTCATTGCAGACCGTCATTTATCAGACGAGATTGCGCTAGACGCATATAAGAACCCTGAAGAATTTATCTATAGAGTCCCATAATGGCGCAACAAAGACAAAGCATATACGTAGGCGCGCCGGGGTTTCGTGGGTTAAACACTCAGGATTCTCCTGTTAACCAAGATTCGTCCTTTGCATCCATTGCAGAGAATGCTGTCATTGATAAGTTTGGTAGGATTGGTGCTAGACAGGGTATAGATAAAATTACTAGCTCAACTACTGCTTTAGGCTCTAGTGCTGGTATAGAAACTATCTTTGAGTTTACTAAACGCGACGGTAACATTGTCGTTTTTTCTACAGGTAACAATAAGATATTCACAGGTACTACCACGTTAACTGACGCTACAAACAGTATGACAGTCAGTGCAAACAACTGGAAGATTGTATCATTCAATGGTGACGCTTATTTCTTTCAGAGAGGACACGACGCACTAGAATACACTACAAGCGCAGGGACTATAGGAGTGCTGTCTTCAGACGCTCCTGACGCAAATGAGGCTTGTGCAGCCTTTGGTCGTCTATGGGCAGGAGATGTAACAGGTAATAAATATACTCTGTTTTTTTCAGATACATTAGACGGTGACGATTGGACAGGAGGTACGTCAGGCTCTTTAGACCTAACTACAGTCTGGCCTACAGGCTTTGATGAAATTGTAGCTATTAGAGAGTTTAACAACTTTTTAGTTATCTTTGGTAAGCAAAGCATTCTACTGTACTCAGGCGCATCTGCTCCTTCAAGCATGGTGTTGTCTGATGTTATTACAGGCATTGGCTGCATAGCCAGAGATAGCGTACAGGACACAGGAACAGACCTGATATTTTTATCCGACTCAGGTGTGCGTAGCTTAGGTAGGACTATCCAAGAGAAGTCTAACCCTATTGGTAATGTGTCTAAAAATGTACGGGATGATATAATCTACTACACAGGCGCAGAGACAGGTAACATTAAGTCAGTATACAGCCCAGAACATGCTTTTTACTTATTGTTTTATCCTTCCAGTTCTATTGTGTATTGCTTTGATATGAGAGGTACGCTAGAGGACGGAAGCAACCGTGTAACAACTTGGCCCTCCACTAAAATCTTTTGTGGAACTATAGCGTCAAATGGAACTGTGTACTTAGGCACAGCAAAGGGCATAAATCAGTATAATGATTACTTAGATGACACAAGCCCTTACACAATGAAGTATTACACACAGCCGTTGGCTTTCGGTGATCCTTCAAGACTTAAAATACTTAAAGAATTGACCTTTAAGGTTATTGGTGGTCAAGGCAGTAGCCTTGTTCTTAACTGGGGCTACGACTACACAGAAGCGTACACTAAGCAAGCACTGACAATATCAAACTCTAATATAGCAGAGTACGGGATTGCTGAGTACAACACAAGCGAAGCAGAATACAGCGCCTCTATTATTGTAGAAGACGCTAAAGTAAAATCAACAGGATCAGGCGCAGTAGCTACTATTGGGGTAGACGCAACAATTAACGGAAGGTCTTTGTCAATACAGGAATTAAAGACTGAAGCACTTATAGGCAAATTAGTATGACAAATTACTCAAAGACAACTAACTTTACAGCTAAAGACTCTTTAGTATCTGGTGATGCTAATAAGATTGTCAAAGGCTCTGAGATTGATGCAGAGTTTGATAATATCGCAACTGCATCAGCAACCAAGGCAAACATTGCTAGTCCAGCGTTTACAGGTGTAGTTTCTTTTCCTGATGGTACTGCTGGTGATCCTTCCATAACAAACACAGGCGACACTAACACTGGTTTGTTCTTTAGCGCAGCGGACACCTTAGCCTTTAGTGCCGCAGGTACTGCACAGTTTACAATGGCTGACGGAGCTATTGCACCTGTAACTGACAATGACGTAGACCTTGGCACTAGCTCTTTAGAGTTTAAGGACGGTTATTTTGATGGCACTCTGTACACTGACGCTATTAACTTAGACGGTACAGCAATTACCTCTACAGCCGCAGAAATTAACATTCTGGACGGAGTGACTGCTACTGCTGCTGAACTAAACATTTTAGATGGCGTAACGTCAACCGCAGCAGAACTAAATATCCTAGATGGTGTTACTTCTACTGCTTCTGAACTAAACATTTTAGATGGCGTAACTAGCACTACTGCTGAATTAAACATACTAGATGGTGTTACAGCAACTACTGCTGAGTTAAACATAATGGACGGAGTTACTGCGACTACAGCAGAACTGAACATTATGGATGGAGTTACGTCTACAGCAGCAGAGCTTAATATCCTAGACGGAGTAACTAGCACTGCCGCAGAGTTAAACATACTAGACGGTGTAACAGCTACGACTGCTGAACTAAACTACAGCGACACTGGGTCTTCCGTAGGCACAGTAGTAGCAAGTAAAGTTGTAACAGTAGACGCAAACAAAGACGTAGCCAGCTTCCGTAACATTACACTTACTGGAGAACTGGATGCAGGATCTCTTGACATTTCAGGCGATGCTGACATTGACGGTACGTTGGAAACTGACGCACTGTCTATTAATGGCACAGCGGTTACGTCTACGGCAGCGGAACTCAACATACTTGATGGCGTTACAAGCACAGCCGCTGAACTAAATATACTTGATGGTAAAGCATTTCTTGATGAAGATGACATGTCTTCCGATAGTGCTACAGGTATTGCTTCTCAACAGTCTATTAAGGCTTATGTAGATGCACAGATTACTGCTGAAGACTTAGACTTCCAAGCAGACTCTGGTGGTGCACTGAGCATAGACTTAGACTCAGAGACTCTTACGTTTACTGGGGGTACTGGTATTGACACCAGTGGCTCTGGTAACGCTGTGACCTTTGATATTGATAGCACAGTAGCAACGCTTACTGGCTCACAGACTCTTACGAATAAGACACTGACAAGCCCTGACATCA